GCAAGTACCGGGACGGTTAGTGGGACGTTTGGTCAAAACCTAACAATAAGACTGGAGGACGAAACGGGTAGTTATTACGACCGCCCCGGTTATTGGAACCCTTCGTCAAGCACTTTTGTTTCGCCTTCATTCCCGACTCGTTGGAATGTAACTGTCAATTACGAATTACAGGCTCAATTCTCTACTGCCGCTTATGGATTCGCAAATATGTCAATACGGAATCTCACAACTTCGGGGGATATTGCGGTCATTCAAGGAATTGTAATAAACTACCAAAGCGGTCTTAGTGGTCCGCTATCAACAACTTTTGCCAATATAACCATACCGCCAAACACAACGGCCAACCTCGGTTTTGTGTTTACGACTCCACAGGGAGGGACCATTCTTCAAGGAGCAACCGTCCTTTGGGAGTGCTTGGAGAACCCTCAAACATTGCACACCGTTGACATGAGAACCGCCCTGCCTGCTGACGTGAAGCAGAGCGACCTCTTGCAAGACCTGCAAAAGATGTTCAATCTCTACTTCATGCCGGACCCTGCCGACCCGAAGAACCTCATCGTGGAGCCTTGGGTGGACTTCTACTCCAGCGGAGTGGTTGACTGGTCGCAGAAATCGGATGAGAACGCAGAGCAGAACATCACGAACGGGGACCCGAATCAATACAAGACCATCGTGTTCAAGTACAAGGATGCCGGGGACTATTTGTCAAAGTTGGACAAGTCGAACTATCCGCTTGCCAAGGAAGGCTACGGAGGGCGAATCTTCACGACTGACAATTTTTACGGCAAAGGAGAGAACGTCGTCGAACTCGCTTGCAGCACCCTTATCCCTGCGAACTTCACGACTGACAAGGTGATCGGCAGGGCTTGGGACTTGGATGGATCTGCTTTATCGGGAACCATCAAGACCTTGCAGAGCGGTTATCGCATAGCCCAATACAACCTCATTGAAGCCCCGACGACGTGGGCCTACCAGTACGGGGTCAGCGGTTCGGTAGCACTCGCAGAGTCGTTGTTGAGCCTGCCATTCGTCAGCCACCTTGACAACCCCTACGATGCAAACTTTGACCTTGCTTTTGGAATCCCCAAGCAGTTGTACTATGCGGTGAATGTTGCCGCAAATAGCGACCCCTACCTATACACGAACAACAACCTGTTCAACATCTATTGGTGGAACTTCATCCAAGAAACGGTCAGCCGTGAAGCGATGCAGTTGGAGTTGTCCATTATGCTCAATGCCGTGGACATCAGCCAACTTGACTTCCGCACTCCCATCTACTACGGAGGGGTCCGTTGGAGGCTGCTTGAGATTCGGGACTACGAGATAGGTCAGCAGAAGCCTTGCCGGGTAACCCTTCGCAGGATTCTCAACCTAACCGAGTTCGTGTTCAAGCAAATTGGTTACCTACCCTACGACGGACCTGTTCCGGCAACGGATTCGAATTACCCGAACGAAGTCCCCCCGATTCCATCGGTCAAGGAACTCCCAGCGGTTGCAGGTCCTCCGGGTGAAACGGGTGCGACTGGAGCAACGGGTGCGGTCGGTCCAGCAGGTGAAGGCTATACTCCGGGCGATGCGGCAGGGGACATCAAGTATTGGGATGGAGCCGATTGGGTCAACTTGGGAATAGGAACCGAAGGTCAGGTCTTGGAGGTTGTGTCGGGATTACCAGCATGGGCAGACAAATAAAAAACTATGGCAGTTACTAAAGAAATCGTCCTCGAAGTAGGAATCAAGGACTCCACCGCACAAGGCACGACGAGTGCGAAACAACGGCTCAGGGAACTCCAAAAGACGCTTATCGATATGTCTTTGGCCGGGCAAGAAGGCACGAAGGCTTTCAAGCAAATGGAGGCCGAGGCGGGGAAACTGAAAGACCAAATCGGGGACACAAGCCAGCGAATCAAGACCCTTGCAAGCGACACCGTAAGGATTGACACCGTTGTTTCAGCGGTGCAGGGGATAACGGCAGGGTTTCAAATCGCTCAAGGTGCAGCAGCGTTGTTTGGGTCCGAGAACGAGGACTTGCAGAAATCGTTACTCAAGGTCCAAGGGGCCATGGCTCTCGCTACTGGAGTGCAGCAGGTAGCCAACCTGCTGAACAAGGACTCCATCCTGATAACCCAAGGGCAGGCAGCAGCACAGGCCCTCTACGCAACCGCAGTCGGGGCAAGTACCGGGGCGATGAAGGCGTTTAGAATCGCCCTCCTTGCAACGGGTATTGGTGCAGCCATCGCAGCCGTAGGGCTTTTGGTTGCCAAGTGGGATGAACTCACCGCAGCGGTCCGCAGGTTCCTGAACCTACCCGACCCGGCCATCGCAGCCAAGGCGAGGGAGCAGGCGTTGTTGCGTGAAGAAGCAGCCCTCTCCAATTACCGGGATGCATACGAAGCCCACACGAACGCCCAAATCGCAGCAGACCAAAAGAGGGAGGCACAGGTCAAAGAACGCCAACGCAAGGAAGCAGAGGCCACCCAAAAGCGTTTGGAGCGACTAAGGGAAGAAAACAACGCCATCATCAAGTTCGTGGAGGACCTGAACCTGCAACTCTACGAAATGGAGTTGGATAGGTTGAGCGAGCAGGAGCAACTGCAAATCAAAGCGATGCAAGCCGAAGCACAAAGGCGGATGCAGGTGGACACGGCTGACGCAAAGTCCAAGATGGGTCAAGCCCAGCGTGAAGAGGACCTTGCTGGATTGCGTGAGAAATATGTCGGTCAATCCTTTGGGGTTATCAACGACATCATCATCGCATCGGCTGGAAAGAGCGAAGCAGCACAAAAGCGGGCTTTCAATGTCGCCAAGGCTGCATCCATTGCCCAAGCCATCGTCAACACCTACCTTGCCGTCAGTTCGGCACTCGCTTTGAAGCCGACTGAATCCGTATTCCCCGGGCAAAGGTTCGTGGAAGCGGGTCTTGCCCTTGCTGCTGGTCTTGCCAATGTCGCCAAGATTAAGGCCCAACAATTCCAAGGCGGTGCAGGTGCAGGATCTCCCGGTGCAGACGTAACGGGTGCAGGAGCCAGCGCAGCACCACCGCCCATCTTTGCGAACCCACAAACGACCAACCTCGGCACGGGCGAACTCTCGGCAGGCCAAGGCCAAGGCTCATCACCAATGCGAGCCTATGTAGTGGAGAGGGACATCACCCAAAGCACTCGCAGGGTTCGGAGGTTGGAGGAATTTGCAACTCTTGGAGCCTAACCACATTTACCACTATGGAACTGCCAATATACCGAATGACCGTGGACGAGGTGGATGAAGGGGTCCAATTCGTGGCCCTGACCGATATGCCCGCCATCGAACGGCCATTCCAAGCCTTCGCAAAGACACCACAAAAGTTCACCGAAACAGGCGAACGGAGAGTGCTTACCGGCCCTCTCATGCTTGCAGACACCCCCATCTTCAGGAAGGACGAAACCTATGGCGAGTACTACGTCGTATTTGACAAGGCAACCATCCGCAAGATAGTCCAAAAGTATTTCAAGCAAGGCAACCAGCACAACGTCAATGCCTACCACAACGCTGAACTTGATGGCGTGTTCATGTTCGAGTCCTACATCACCGACTCCGAGCGTGGCATCATGCCACCCAAGGGCTACGAGGACACACCCGACGGCTCTTGGTTCGGGTCCTTCAAAGTAGAGAACGACGAAGTTTGGGACAACCGCAACCTGTTCCGGGGTTTCTCCGTTGAAGGACTTTTCGGGATGGACAAGACCGAATCCGAACTGGAGGTCGCACTCGCTGGCCTCGCTGACGAATTAACCGCTTTTTTGCAACAATTAACCCCCACATACAAATCCCACTAACTATGAACCTGAAAAACGCAATCGAATCCCTGCGGACTGAACTCCGCAAATTCAGCACTCAAAAGCAGTCCTTCGCTGACTACAAACTCGTTGATGGAACGGTTGTCCGTGTTGACGGGGACCTCGTTGCCGGGACTGCCGTTTACGTTGTTGCCGAAGATGGCACGTTACCTGCCCCCGATGGCGAACACGTTGTCGAAGGCGTTGGTACTATCAAGACCGAAGGAGGCAAAATCGTCGAGGTTATCGCTGCCGAAGTAGCAACCCCCGAAATCGAAGCCTTGCCCGTTGCTGCTGAAATCACCCCCGAAGTAGCCGTTGAGGTAACCGAAGAAATCAAGGAAGCTTATCCTGCCATGACCCCCGAAGTTGTGGAGGCTATCGTCGCCAAGCACCTTGGAGCCATCATGGAAGAACTCAAAGCAGCATACGCTGAAATGGGCAAGATGAAGGAGAAGATGTCCGCATTTGCATCGCAGGTTGAAACCATGGCCGACATCGTCGAGAAGGTTTCCGAACTCCCAGCCGAAGCCCCAAAAGCAAGCGGTTCCGCAATCGTTGAGCAACGCAAGGCTCAAGCCTCGCAGAACTTCAACGCACTCGCACAAGCACTACAATCACTCAAAAAAAACTAAACCCCTAAACCCCACCACTAACCATGGCATATTCGTTCACAGGATTAACCTCCTACACCGACCAAGAGAGGCTTCCTCTCATCACCAAGGCCGTGTTCTCGGCCCGTTCAGCGTCTTTGTTCACCAAGCAGGTGGGCATCAAGTTCGCTGCTGCTCTCAACCTCATGGACACCGATGCTTTGATTCAAAGCGGTGATACCTGCGGTTACGAAACTTCCGGCACGACTGCCTTCACCCAGCGGAATATCACCGTTGGACGCATGAAGGTGCAGGAAACCCTTTGCCCACGTGCTTTGGAACAATACTGGATGCAGACCCAGTTGACCGCTGGTTCTACCTACGATGGCGTTCCTTTCGAGCAGGCATTCAGCGAGCAGAAGGCACTTCGTATCGCAGAGGCTTTGGAGAACGCAATTTGGAAGGGTAACGCTTACTTCAGCGGTGTTAATCAACTCTTGAACGCTGCATCGGGTTCTACCATTAGCGGTAACACAGGAGCGGTTTCTGCGTCCGTTGGTATCACCACAGGCAATGCAATCGCCATCTTTGACGGCATCTACAACCAAATTCCACAGGCCATCCTTACTCGGAACGACCTCGTTATCTTCTGCGGTTGGGACAACTTCCGTACGTTGCTTGGTGCATTCAAAGCCTCCACGGCAGTTATGTACAACCAAGTTGACTTGGCTGGCCTTGCTGACGGGGACATCATGTATCCCGGCACAAACGTCCGTGTCATCGCAGTTCCCGGCTTGACTGGAACTAACCGCATCGTTTCTTCGTACCTCGGTAACTTCTTCTACGGAACCGACCTTTTGTCCGATGAGGAGCAGTTCTCAATCTGGTTCTCCAAAGACAACGATCAGGTACGTTTCCAAGCCAGTTTCAAATGCGGCGTGCAACTGGCGTGGCCAGACTTGGTCGTTGACTTCCGCTTGACCTAATGTGTAGGGGGGAGGGAAACCTCCCCTCACTTTTTTGTTCTCTTGAAACTTAAAACCCAAATACACATATGTCCTGCTCCTTAACAACTGGCTACGCCCT